TCCACCATCACCCCCAGACTGCGCCCCTGACCCCTTATAATTGACTCATGAGCAAACTTCCAAACCACATGACCGCAACCCATGAGATCCGCGACGGGTTCATCATCAAGAAGGGCGAGACTGACCCCGCCATCTTTGCTGCCATGGAGAGCATCAAAGCACAGATGGCAGCAGAGACCGCACGGCGTGAGAGAATCCGTGCTGGCATCGAACCCCAGGGACAGTGGGGAGTCTGGCACATCAGCGACCGCGATTGATCGCCTGACCCTGTAGAATTTTCACATACCAAACAAACCAAACGACATGACCAGCACCCTCAGCACCTACAACGGTTGGGCAACCTACGAAACCTGGAACGCTGCCCTGTGGATCGGTAACGATGAGTTTCTCTACAACACTGCCAAGGCATGTGTAGAGTTCTGCGGTGACGATGAGACCCCTTGGGATAAGTTCGTTCGTGCCATGACTCATGGGCAGATCGGTCGTTATCTGGTCAGCACTGGTGACGGTGTGCGTTGGGATTCATGCGCCATTGATGCCGATGAGATGAATGCCATGATGGAGGATCTTTGATCATGAACATCAGAAAGTATCGCAAGATTGTTGATGCCATCATGGCAGACAATGATTTCTACATTCACGATGAATCCAAGCATTTGAAATACAAACACAGAAAACTAGGTATCATTCAAACTTGCTCAAAGACACCTAGTGATAACTATGCCATCGCACAGATTAAGCGTCAAGTTAGACGTTCACTCGCAACAGTTAGTTAACACTGAGGGGCAGTTAATTTGCCCCCTTAGTTGTTAGTTAAGGTCGCCAAGCGATTTCAAAAAACGCAAACTACCCTAACCTACAAAAGTATCCAGACGAGCGAGAAATATTCTTCGTAAATAAAAAAATTCCCAGAAAAATTCCCCATGAAAAAAGGTCAACGAATGTCCCAAGGATCTCAGAGGGCAGCAGAGATACGTAAAAGGAATTCGATGAAGAGATTCTATGAATTCCAAAAAAATTCCCTGGCAAAAAATCGCCCAAAAAAGTCGTCCAATAAATATTCAAGTAATGATAGTTTCACTCAACTACTGAAAGCATTATGGAAAACCGTTTTGAGAATTTTGAAGCAATTCTGAATAATTTCGATGGGTTCTGCGATGCGTTCGAGTCGAAAGCAGCAGAAGCCTTCAATAGAGGAGATACAAATAATGGAGAAGTCATTAGAGCAGCTACAGCAAAACTTGGAGGAGAAACTCCTAGTGTTGTTACAGAGATTGGAGAGTTTGGAGCAGAGGGTGAATCTTTTGGAGAGACCGACATTAGCGTACAGACGCCCGAAGGCGAATGAGTACGAAACGTTATCAGATACTTTAGATTACCTTCACAATAATATTGAAGGAATCAAAAAAGATCTAGTAAAAGTTGCACAATCAGTTTAATGGCAACATTATTGGATGATAGGTCAACTGTAGGTATCTGGCCATTACCAGGGACTGCGAAGCGTGCGAACCTATTGGAGGGCATTGTAACACCAGGGGTTGGAAGTTTTGAGTTAAGACCTTTGCCATTTGAGAATATGGCAGAGGCAATTGCCAATGGTGATATATCTTCTATAGATGATTATGTTGGACCATATCAGACGTTTACGTTAACGGTCACAGCAATACCCACATTGCCCGATGAGGTGATCACAAACGTATCGTTCGACCCTATACCTCCTGTACCTGCTTTCACGCCCTTCAAGGCGATTTTAGAGGAACCTAATCCAGTAACGTTACCAAGTAGAACTGATGTTGAGGAACCACAAGTAATTGAACCCAGTCCCAATTGGGAACCACCCTTAGTCAATGAACCATATATTCAGACCATAGGAGGGGCAACGACTGCCACGATTGGGGGATACTATACAGAGAAAGCATTTTATGATCGTGAATGGATTCTGAGGTTTCCTGATGTAATCGCAAAGATCAGCGGCGAAGGCGTGAGATATTTGAAGTATGAGGATATCCCACAGGGTGTACCATTCGATCCTGTATTATTTGATACAGCAGCGTTTGCTCCGAGTAGTATTACGCCTGCTACGTGGTATGCGACTACTAGAGCGGATGCCGAGATATTGGATGCTCCTGGGATGCAGGAATATCTAACAAAGACTTCAGGTATTATATCGTATAAGGGATCAGAGATTAGGAAGTTAAGGTTTTTCTATATTATTACGATCACTTCAGTAGTATCATCATCAACGCTTCCGATTATTACTACGATACCAGCGTTTATGACGGTACAAAATAATATGGAGTGGACGCAGAGTAGATTATTGTATGCCCTAAATACGCCGAAGACGCCGAGCCCATTGTTACTTGGAGGATAATGTTAAGTACAACACCAGCGTTATCAATGTATTTGGACATAACTACAGGTCATGGTCCATGGTGTCCTGTTGGGTTCATACCAACTGCGCCGACGCCTGTAGGAGCAACGACACCAGTACCAACGGGCGCAAGTCCAAATGTTATTATAAATGGTAGAAACGTACATAATGTTGGTAATACGACATTACCTCACTTTGCGTTACTTCCAGTACCACCTGATNTACACTCTGATACAATCTCTACAGGGTCTCCAACGGTCATGGTGAATGGAACACCTATGGCGGTAGTGGGAAGCGCCTTAGGATCNCCTGTAGGACCCGCTGGTATCGTTACAGGGTTTGGTGCGTTTACTGTAATAGTTGACAGCAGAGGACCTATCTAGTAAAATAAGTAAGTCAATTAAAAATTAATTATGGCACGTAGTAAAGTTAGTCTCAGTGGTGGCAAGACGATCGAATCTAGACCCAAGAAGACACGTCAGGGATTGGGGAAGCACACGAAGTTGTCTGCCAGTAGTCGTAATGGCGCTAAGAAGCGTTATCGTGGTCAAGGTAAGTAATGAAAGATTTACTGTTCATCTCACAGGATAAAGAGATGGCACTGATTCAGGAGATGTCATACAAAATCAAAATGTCAAACTGGAATATTCATCCTAGTAAGACATGCTTTTTGTGTGTTTCTCCTGATTACTCTAGTATTGTAACTCAGCATCTTTCACATTCATTAACGATGCATCGGGAGATTTTTCACATTGAGGCAGTCAATGTACCATTCCCAGATGAAAGTGTAGAGAAGTACAAACTTGATTTTGAAATCAATTTTGCTGACTGGGTTCTAGACTGGGATAACTTTGTGTTATGTGAGGCAGGTGTCATCAGAGGTGGTAATTATACATGGATTACTCAGAGTATGGAAAAGTTCTCCGAGAATAATTACTATACATTATCTCTCTGTGAAAATATTCATAGTAAATATAAGAGTGACTTAGTTTCACTTTATTACGATAATACCATCGAAGATTTACATTTTTGGTGGGAAAGACCAAACAATCACTGGAGTTAGACATGGGATTATTTCCTGTAGACAAAAGCGAAGAATTTATTGAAGAGGGAATGACACTGATTACCGAAACGGACAGTGATCGCCTTCTAGATGCCGCCGCAAGGCAGCGTAGATCAAAGATGAAGGAAGAACTATACCCACTTCCTGAAGACCGCATGGAGCGCCCCTGTGGGGGAGCAGGCGGATTTGATGACTTTGTAGAGCGTTGGCACGAGTGAATAAATAATAGCAGCCTATTGCTGTGTCTAAATGCCTACCTTTGAGACATTCAAAGATTTGAGTGTTACATTTAAGAAGCATCCTGTTTCCGATGATTTGGTAACAGTAAAAGATAAGGCAGCTATCGTACAAGCGATTACTGCCTTGCTTCTTACTAGGAAGGGAGAAAGACCATTTCAACCTCAGTTGGGTTGTGATATTCAGAATGTATTATTTGAACCATTAGATTATGGTAGTGCTGGTATTATTCGTTCAGAGATCAAAGATGTACTGAATCGATATGAACCACGAATTACTGTTAATAGTATTCGTTGCATTCCAGATGAATTGAATAATGGATATGAAGTTGAGTTATCGTATACGATTGTAGGTAGAGACGACGCACCGATAGCAGTAGAATTCTTTCTAGAGCGTACACGATAATGCCTTATACTCAGGTTGCCAATTTAGACTTTGAAGATATTAAAATTGCTCTGAAGGAATATCTCAGAGCACAGTCAGATTTTACTGACTATGATTTTGATGGTAGTGCGTTATCGACGCTAATTGACACACTTGCCTATAACACCTACTATACGGCGTTTAACGCTAATATGGTAGTCAATGAACTATTCATTGATTCTGCCACGTTGAGAGACAACATAGTGGCAATTGCGAAGCAGTTAGGATATAGACCCAAGAGCGCAACGTCTCCAACTGCTTATGTGTCATTTAATGTAACATATACTACACCAACAAGCGACACCGAACTCCTGCTGAAGAAAGGAACTGGTTTCATCGCTTCATATGACAATAACATTTATCAGTATGTTGTATTAGATGATGTTACAGCACAGGTATCAAATAATGTTGCTGTATTTGAAAATGTTGAAGTAAGGGAAGGAACTCAGTTAGTTAATACTTACACCGTTAACACTTCATTAAGGTCGCAGCGTTTTATTCTTGATAATGAGAATATTGATACTAATACTATCAGAGTTAGGGTATTTCCAACTGGTGGATCTTTTAGTGAACCATGGTTAGTTGCCGATAACATTATTGGCATTAATGGATCATCTAAAGTTTTCTTCCTAGAAGAGATTGAAGATCAAAGATACGAATTACTTTTTGGCGACGGTGTGTTAGGTAAGGCACTAGAGAATGGTGCGAGGGTGGAAGTGTCTTACCTAACCACTTCTGGTCCAGAGAGCAATGGTGTACGTACATTCGTCTTCTCTGGTGTCTTGGAGAACCCAGAAGGTGTTTCACCCAATTCTTTTAATGTATCCATCACATCGACTGTTGCTGCTGCTGGAGGCGAAGAAATTGAGAGTACAGAGAAGATCCGTTATACTGCGCCAAAAGCATATGGTACACAAGATCGTGCCGTTACTGCTGATGATTACTCTGCTATCATTCGCAGAATTTATCCTGCCACAAGCGACATCATTATATTTGGAGGAGAGGATCAAGATCCACCCCAATATGGAAAAGTATTCATTGTACTAAAACCAAAAGATGCTGCTTACTTGACATCATTAACAAAAAATAATATCATACAAGAATTACAAAAATACTCTGTTGCTTCTGTTGAACCAGAGATTATTGATCCTTCTATTCTTTATATTGAACTAAACAGCAAAATTTACTACAACGGATCTTCTACTGATCAGACTCCAGCACAGATTAGAGACAAAGTAATTGGCGGTGTACAAAATTACATTGATATTTCCGATATTGAGAAGTTCAATGGTAAGTTTAGACACAGTAAAATGGTTGGTGTTATTGATGATGCCGATCGTAGTATCAACTCAAATCTTACTAGTGTTACAATGAGAAAGGATTTTTATCCTCAACTCAATTCTACCTTCTATTATGAGATTTGTTTCCAGAACTCATTTGATGAAGATTGCGATGGACCAACTCTTTCCACCACTGGATTTAGAGTCACCGAATATCCTAACTATGATGTGTATCTGGAAGATAGGGATGGTAAAATTGTCCTATATAGACTAGATACTGCAACTGGCGAAAAGGTTGTCCTCAACAAAGAAGTTGGCGACATTGATTATGTTAAAGGTGAATTGAGAATGTACGATTTGACTATCATCAAGGGTACATATTTTGATAATCGCATCTCTGTTAGAGTAAAACCACTTTCTAATGATATCAAGGCACTCCGCGAGGTTTATCTTGATGTTGATGTAGCGAATTCAAGTTTCACCGCACATAAAGAGTAAGTAAATGGCTGCTGTTAAGACTAAGAGAATTTCAACTCTAATTGAGTCACAGCTTCCCGAATTCATTTCTACTGAGTACGAACTGTTTGCTAAGTTTGTACAAAAGTATTATGAATCTCAGGAAGTTCAGGGTGGTCCTTTAGACGTTCTTAGCAACTTACAAAAATATGCGGACATTGATTATTACGAGAAGAATCTCTTAAAGCAGAACGATGTTCTTGCTGCTACAATTACTGATAGTGATACTACGATCAGTCTAGTAGATGCTTCTTCATTCCCTACAAAGAATGGGTATGTTAGAATCGGCAGTGAAATTATTTTCTATGCTTCCAGAACTGATACAGATCTTTTAGACTGCTCTAGAGGTGTTAGTGGCAACACAACTTTAGGAGATTTGTATTCATCATCCAATTTTAACAGCACTGATGCTGCTCAGCATGTTGCTGGCGAAAAAGTATATAATGTCAGTAACTTGTTTTTATATGCTTTAGTAAAGAACTTTGAATCTCAATATTTGGGATCTTTCCCAGAAAAGTACCTTAAAGGAGAAATTGACAAAAGAACTTTAATCAAAAATATTCAAAAGTTCTACAAAACAAAAGGAACTGATA